ACTAAATTCGTGCAAAGTAATTTGACGTTTGGGGGGTTAGTCCATATGATACCCGATATTACCTAACTTATTAAAAAAAGCGAAAAAAAATGAATCGAAAACCTCCAGAGCTTCACGTGGTTGACGGTACAACGTCTCGTCGAAACAATCACATGCTTTTGCCTGACAATTTAAAAAAGAGAATTCCCAAGGCTGAATGGGTGGATAACCCTGATGCGTGGGACAAGAGTAAATTCATTGAGGAGACGGCAGAATTTTTGTATGAAGTCTATGGAATCGGAAACGACCAAGACAAACATACTTTGGCTATGCTGGCAGATCATATTGAGACGTACGTGCAATGCACGAAGGGAATTAAGAAGCGAGGAATTATTACCAGCTTTAACAATGGTCAGACGATTGGTCCAAATCCATTTTTGTCGGTGCGTAACAAGACCATGACTTTAATTATTCAGCTTATGAATGAGCTAGGGCTAACTCCAAGAAGTCGGTTATCTTCTGGGAAGACTGAGGAAAATTCGCCCGTGGCTCAATTCCTTAAAGGACCGCTGGCTCAATGAATATAGAAAGTGGGATAACGTATGCGCATGCCGTGGCTAAGGGTGAGATTAACGTCTGCAATGATGTTCGGTTAGCGTGTCAGAGATTTTTAAATCAGCTAGAAAATAAAGAATGGGAATATGTATTCGATGAGCGGTTTCCGGCTCACGTGTTGCAGTTTGCTGGAACGCTGAGTCATACAAAGGGTCCGCAAGCTGGAGATGCAATCCAGCTCGAGCCGTTTCAGATTTTGCTTATTTGTGCCGTTTATGGGTTTAGGAGCAAAAAGGATTTGACCAAAAGAATGGTCACGGATGTGATTTTGTTCATTCCTAGAAAAGCCGGCAAATCGACTTTAACTGCCGTAATTGCTTTGTACGAGCTTATTTTCGGAGATACGGGACCAGAGGTTTTTACTCTGGCGACCAGCAGAGAGCAAGCGACAATTGTTTTTGATGCTTCAAAGGGTTTTATTGAAGCTATGCCAAAAGACTTGGCTAATCTTTTTAATCCTTCTAAGTACATGATCGGTAAGCGTGGAGACTCGCAATCGATGTTTAAGGCTTTGAGTAGGGATACTAAAAAGACGGGTGACGGTAAAAATCCAAGTTGTGTAATTGTGGACGAGGCGGCTCAGATTGTGGATCGTAATTCGATTGAGGTGCTTCACTCTGGTATGGTTGCTAGGCAGAATCCTTTAAAGGTTTATATTACAACTGCGTCATTTACAAAGGATACAAAGTTTTACGAAGATTTTTCGATGTATCAGTCAATGCTTAGGGGAGAAGCTACGGACAATCCAAGATGGTTCGGTTTGCTTTATGGGCTGGATTTGGGGGATGATTGGCGAGAGCCGACGAGCTGGAAAAAGGCTAACCCGATGCACGGAATATCGGTTTTCGATGAAGCGATTGCACAAAGGGCAGAGGAAGCAAAACACAAACCTGCGGTGCTCAATGAGTTTTTATGCAAAACCTTGAATGTCTGGGTTTCTGCAAATGCGGCTTGGCTGGATAGGCAATATTGGGACGATCCTGCGTGTCATATTATTGTTCCTAGAAAAGACCCAGAAGCAGTATTCATGGGGTTTGACTTGGCGGCAACCCGAGATTTGAATTCAGTTTGTACTTTGAGAAGGTATGGGGAGACTGACTACGAAGCGGAATGGCAATTTTTTCTACCCGAAGAAGGATTGAATTTCATTCCAAAGCATTATTTAGACATTTTTAAAGTGGCTATTGACTCTGGCATCTTAAAATTGACTCAGGGTAATGTGATGGATGATAGAGAAATCAGCGAATATATTATTAATCAGCAAGCTAAAAAATACGATATTAAGGAAATTGGATACGATGCGTATAACGCCGCATCTTTAGTGGCTCGTTTGCATGATGCTGGTATGCCGGTTAAAAAGGTCGGTCAAGGTATGGCGGTGCTGAATAATCCTAGTAAATTCATTGAAAAAATGATTATGAATAAGAATATTAAACATGACGGCAATCCGTTTTTAGGATGGCAACTGGGTAATTGCGAATGCTATACGGACGTTAATGGAAATATTAAGGTTAGAAAAAATGAAGCTGATAAAGCGGCTAAGGTGGACGGTATCATTTCGATGATTATTGCGGCTCATTGCAGTCTGGATAACCCCTATGTATCAAATTCATTTGGATTTAGAACATTTTAATGATACCATGTTAGAAAAATGGGGGTAAAAAATGGCAATCTTTGATATTTTTAAGCGGAAAAATACGAAAGAAAGTAACACTTTATTCGGGCAAACACAGCTTGGTAATCAGATTGTCAGGCAGACTCCGAAGACTCAACAAGGTTCAAACTTTCAATTATTGTATGTCACGACTTCGAGCACAACTAATGCTGGAAGAATCGTTGATATGTCGGTTTTGTCGAGAAATTCGACAATTATGTCTTGCGTTGGTGTGATTGCTAGGGCTTTGGCGCAATGTTCTGTGTCAATTATGTATAAGCTGGACGATGGTACGTTTGAGGATGTATTGCAGTCTAGTAATGCTGGCGTTAGGGATAAAGCAAAAGCCAAACAAATTTTGAATTTACTTCAAGAGCCGAATAATTTCCAAAATCAATATGAGTTTTGGTATCAATGGGCGATGTGGCACGAGCTGGCTGGTGAGACTTTTACTTTACTGTTTAGAAAAGATCAGCAGGATTCAATGCAAACTCCAATCGAGATGTATAACCTCGATGCAACTTTGATTACTGTTCAAATGACGGAATTACGTTATCCGATGTATCGGTTATCAACTCCTAGTTATGGATTTAATAAAGACGAGCCGTTGCTGGCTCATCAAGTTATTCACGTAACTGAGGCACCGTGGCAAGGTTCGGCTGGTTTTAACAAGGGTATTTTGGCAACCGAGCTGGTGGGGCTGGATACTGATATCGACCTGTACGCAAATTACATTATGCAAAATGGCGCAAAGCCAAGCGGTATGTTTATGACGGATCAGGTAATTCCGGATGCAAAATTTAAGGAAATTGCGGCAAGGCTAAAAGAAGCGTGGTCATCTATGACTGGCTCACGTCCTACGGATCAATCAAAGCCGGGACAATCTATTATGCTCGATCAGGGTATGAAGTACGAGGCTTTAAAACCTTTGACCTTGCAGGATGCTGATTGCGCTAAATTAAAAGATCAAACTACAAAGCGTATTTGTGCATTATTCGGAGTACCGGCTCAAATGTTGGGGCTGGAGACTGGTAAATTTAATAATACGCAGACTTTATTGGATGAGTTCTACAAGACCAAAATGTACCCGATGGTCATTAATATTGAGCAAAAATTCAAGCAAAGTTTATTACGTGGATACCCTAACCTTTATATTCGGTTCGATACAAAAGACTTTTTGAAGGGTGCGGCTCTCGATCAAATGAATTTTGTCACGGCTGGCGTATCTGCTGGTATTTTTACGCCTAACGAAGCAAGGGAATATTTGAATATGCAAAAGGTCGAAGGCGGTGATGATTTACCTGCTATTGATCCAATGGGGATTTCAAAAACCAATGTTCCTATTGGTGGTAAAGGTGCAAAAATCGATCCTATTGCTGGATCAAGTCCGCAAGATACGGGAGGCGGTGGAGGTAATCAAACTCGAAAGATGAATATCGGAAAAACGTAATATGTCAGTAAAACACAAAATAATACGGGTTCTCACTTCACAAATCAAAACGAGTGGTGTTACACTACCGCAAATTGATAGAAAAAACCCTACAATACAAGACATTAATTTATCTATACATAATGGGGTGATCAATGAAACAAATGAATCTGATCTGCGAGGCGAAGTTAAGCCTAAACGAAAAGGCAGACCCAAAAAACAGCGAACCTAGTGGCAAGATTTCTGCACGGGTTACGACTTGGGGGCCAAGAGAAGGCGAAGACGGGCGTAAGTTTAACTATCAGCCCGAGGGTTTCATGGATTGGGCTAATGAGTTTTCTAGTGCTGGCAAACCATTGCCAATGTTCTTAAATCATAACGACATGGGGATGCCAGTCGGTGAATGGAACGAATTCAATTTTGATAAAACAGGTATGACGGCAGAAGGTCGTTTATATCTAAGTACGGTCGGTGGATCAGATTTATATAATGTATTAAAAGAATCTCCTAACCTTTTCGGTGGCGTGTCCGTTGGTGCTTATGCTGACGAAGCGCAATATGTAGATTCAACTGGTGAAGCATTCCCAATGGGTCCAGATGGTTGGCCAGATATTGATTCAGATGATGAAGCATATTTCCAAATCACTAAAGGTGGATTGCGTGAGGTGTCAGTCGTGATGTACCCAAATAATCCTGCGGCTGAAGTTATGCAATTGGAATATTTTGATTCTGAGGGTAAGTTAAACCCTCGATTGATTGAAAAAGCCTTGCGTGAGGCGGGCTTTTCAAGGAAGGATGCGACCACCGCATCTTTGGTTTTCCGCAAAGTTTTGGAATCGCGTGATGCGCCAAAAAACAAAGTGGAAGAAACGCCAAATCAAGGTGAGCTTGATGCGGTGGTAAACGAGGCCGATGCGATTCTGATTGCTTTAGAGCAAAGGGAATTGCTGAAAGCATTATCAAAGCGTCTTATTAAGGATTAAATCATGTCAGTAGAAAAAATTCTGGAAAAAGTTGATGCGATTGAAGTTGCAAACGCAACCAAAATCGAAGAAGCAAAGACCGAGACTTTAGCTAAAGTTGAGGAAGTTAAGAACGAAACCGTTGAGAAAATTGCGGCTCTAGAAGCTAAGATTTCACAAATCAGCGTTCCTTCATTCATCAAGCCCGAGAAAACCGTGCGTGGTGATGTTAACAAAATGGTTAGAGAGCAACTCTCTAAATTTGTTAAAAAAGGAAAGTCTCTTGAGAAAGAGATTAAGATGTTCGAGAGCGATGAGCAATACCAAGCATATTTGAACGAGAGTTCAGCTTTGACTGGTGGCGGTGCTGGCGTTGGTGGTCGTACTGCTTACGATCCCGTGTTTCACAAGTTGCGTCTGTTAAACCCAATGCGTGGTTTGTCTAGAAACGTAACTACGGAAGGCGCTACATATCAGTTCCGTGCCAAAACTGGTAACGCTGGCGCTACGTGGGGCTATGCCGTTCAAAATAACGGTTCACCCACAACTGAAAACACGAACATTTGGCAATTGACTTTGCAAGATTTGAACACTCAATTCCCAATCCGTACTGCGGCTTTGGATGATATTGATGGTTTAGAGGCAAACGTAGTTGACGATATGTTGATGGAGTTTTCACAAGTTGAAGGCCAGTCAATGATTCAAAATAACGACCAGACAGATACACCTAATACTTACGGTGGTACAAATGGTTTGCGTGGTTTGAATCAGTATGCTGGAGCTAATGCAAGTTATACCGGTGGAACAATCACGACTGCGGCTTTCGGCTCGTCAGGTACTGGTTCTACATCTGGCTTGGCTTCACTTGCTACGTACGACCAGTTGACAACTAACGGTGCTGGTGTTGGTGCGGCTAACGTGACTTATCAAGATATCGTTGAATTCATTCACTTGTTGCCACAAGAATACTGGACTCCAACTGCAAAGTTCATGATTAATCCATTGTTCTTGGCTCAAATTCGTGGTTTGAAAGATGCTAACGGAACACCAATTTTCGAGCGTATGGCTCCAATGGTGTACGAGGGTATCGTTGGTCAGATCATGGGCTTTGACGTTGTGGTTAACAAGTACATGGATAGTCCTGATAGTTCGACTTCGACTCCGGGTACTACATCTTTGTTCCCAATGTACTTCGGTGACTGGCAACGTGGTCACACAATCGTGGATCGTTTGAATATGGTTCTACGTCGCTACGATCAAACATTGCCAGGTTACATCACTTTCTATGGTGAGAAACGTTTGGCTACATCTGTAATGGATCCATTCTCCATTATTCGCTATCGCTCGACGGCTACAGCGACCTAAATGAAACTGGGGGGGAAGAAATTCCCTCCCGTTTTCTTTAACTTTTGACTTGGAAAAAAATTCATGAACATCATCCTTGAAGCAATCAGAAAGTCTCTTAAAAAAGACGAGAAAGTAACAGTTAATATTAACGAATCATCAGCATTAACTGGCTCAGGGTCGGGTGTTGGTGGACGTGTAATTTACGATGATGCTTTTGCGGCTTTACGTTATGCGAATCCTATTCGTATGGCTGGAGCGAGAACAATTTCTACGATTGGATCGGATCAGGCTTTCGTTGTGAAAACTGGTAACGTGACCAATCCAACTAACCCTTGGGGATACTCTTTTACTGCTAACTTAGGCACTCCTAATACTGCAACTTCATTTTGGCAGTTGGCGGTGCAAGCGGTGGTTGCTCAAGTACCTGTGCGTACGGCTATTTTGAGTGATGTAAATAATTTAAATGAAACGCTTTTATCGGACGTCGCTTTAGAGTTTGCGCAACAAGAAGCGTTGTCTATGATGTTTAATAACGATCAATCTGGATCAAGCACAACTACGTATGGTGGTGTTTATGGATTGCGTGGATTGAATAGTTATACAAGTGGATCAAGTGCGGCTTTTGGCTCTAATGGTCCAGCTTTGACTAATGGAATTCATACGGTATTAACAAATTCATCTGCTACTGGTGGAACAATTGTTTATAACGACGTGGTTGGTTTGTATCAGGCTTTACCTCCTCAATATTACAATTTACCTTCTACTGCTTGGATGATGCACCCAAATACGATTGCTTATTTGCGTGAATTAAAAGATTCAAACGGATTGCCTTTGTTTTTAGACATTGGTGAAAAAGAAGGTTATTCTGTGGGTAACATTTTTGGTCATGCGGTTATTCCTAATCCCTACATGGATCAAATCGGTTCTGGAAAATTGCCAATTTACTTGGCGGCTTGGGAAAGATTCGTAACTATTGCGGATAATGAATTAATGTCATTCCAATGGTTTGAGCAATCGACTCCGGGCTTTATGACATTGTTCGCTGAAAAGCGAGTATGTTCTACGATTCGTGACGTGTTCGGTGGTGTGCGTTTATCGACTTAAAGGTTAAAAATGGCATTAGATAGCTACACGAATGGTCCGTATTTAGGTACGACCCGTAACCCGTTCTCGTATGAGAAAGTGGAGCAGGTCGATCGTGATGTATCGACTGCATGGCTAACGCTGGACGAAATAACGAATCAACTGAATTTATTCGGTGATGAATCGCAAGATAGTTACTTGCTAGGGCTGGAGTTAGCGACTAGGATGACGATCGAGGATTTTCTCGGTATGTCTATTTTCCCGATTCAGTATCGTGTTTACTATGGCGCATGGAACGGAATGACGGGTACGCAGGTTAATTTAGATTTGCCTGAAGTTAGTCAAGGGTCACAGTACGGGGCTGGTGTTACGATTGACGAAGTAGCGTACTGGTCTAGTAGTACACCTCCGGTTTATACGGTGCTCGACCCGTCAATGTATTTTTACGATATGACTGGTAATAAGGTCATTTGTAATGGCATTCCGGATGAAGTAAATCAGGCAATGACTAATCCTATTGTCGTTTTATATACTACTGGGGCTAGTCCTTATGCGGCTTATCCTGTGATTAAGCAAGCGGCTTTAATGATTCTTACTCATTTATACAATAATCGTTCAAACACGTTTAATGGGACTTTGAAAGAAATTCCATACGGGGCGCAGACTTTGCTTAGACCGTACAAGCCTTTGGTGATGTAATGGCAATAGCACGGTACGAAAACATAACTGTAAATCGAGTAGCTAATGGCGTGGACGCTATTGGGCAACAGACTACGACTATTACTAAATGGTTTGACTCTCGTGCTCGGGTGCAGGATGTAAAAAACGCCGTTTCTATTAATAAAGACGATCGTATTTATTCGGATTTGGTTAGGTTGACTGTTAACTATACGCCTTGGATGAAGGAAATAGTCGATAATCAAAACCTGTACTCAATTTTTTGGCGCAATTTCGATTGGCGTATTACAGACGTGATGGAGTCTAACGACCGCATGAATGTGACGCTTCTTTGCTATAGAAACGATCCAACAACAACAGTATGACTATCCAACAAAGCATTCTTGATTATGCTCAGGCCATTCAAAATGGTTTGGCGTCTACTGTTTCGCCTGTGGCTGTGACGGCTAATTTCAATAGGAATTTTGCTACTACGCCTAAGTTCGTTACTTGGCAATTGCGGAATGTGCATCAACCCGTATATACTGGGCAGACACAATCTAACAAAGGTATTGATACCCCGACTTTTCAAACTACAGTTTTTGCGCAAGATCAGAATGATTGTTTTGGTATTGCAAATACGATTATTCAGGCATTGCACGGTTACTCTGGGCAATTCGGGGTAAAAGGGAGTTTTGCCGGCATATATGTTGCAAAAATGGACATTTCGATGCTATACAACACGTATGACGATACGGTAAAATTAAACCAGATAATATTAGATTGTCGAATGGACATTCCGTGTTGATAAAACAAAACAATATTTTTGTTCATTTTCTTTTGAAGGGTTAAATCATGGCATTACCAAATAAAGTGTTAGCAGGTTTTCAAGCGTCGCTCTGGTGTCAAACTGGTGCGACTCCTACTCCATTGACTCTCACACAATTGTCTACATGGACGGGCGAAGTGGCTGGTATCGTAGGTACTGTAGTTGGCGGTACTGGATCAAGTGGCGAGCAATTGCTAGTTGAATCTATTCCTAAGTTCGGTCAAGATGATGCAAGCGCAAACTTTGCGGTAGCTGGATCAAGACAATCGGACGTTATTCCTACACAGTCTAAGCCAACTTCAATGGTGATTACTGCGGCTTGGAATCCTAGCGATGCAGGATTGTTGTTGATGCGTGCAGACGCATATAACGGTACTATCGATCGTACTTTTGTTATTGCGGCTTCTGACGGCACTAACACAATCGCTTATGCGTTTACGGGTCGTGTGTCTGAGTTCGACATTGATATGGCTCCAAATGCTGAAGCTAAATGCACATTTAGTATTCACCCACGTGGCAATCAGTACGGCTGGTCTAATAATACATAAAATAATGACGATAATACAAAATAATAGTGACTTGCTAGGCTATTTGATAGCGCAATCCGATACTGGAAAAAAAGACTGGTTCGGATTTCCGCAACAAAAAATATTGACAATAAATCTGGCGTATGAGATCGCTCGCAATCATGCGGACACTCTTACGCCAGAGCAAGTCATTGATTACGTATTAGATTTAAACAATAATATTTTTAAACGGATCGTTATTCGGAGTCTGAATTAATGCCGTACATTAATGATGCAGGCACTAAAGGTGTCGACATTAAGATTCAATGGAACGGATTCAGGGAGTTCGAGGATTTACTTTCTGAGATAGAAGACGATTTCGGTGAGAAAGATGCAAAGAAGATTTTGCAAAACGCAATGCGTGATGCAATGAAACCTGCATTAGTGACGGCAAGAAATTTGTTAACAGAAAACGATAATATTAATACTGGGCAATTAATTAATTCGTTACATATTGAGGCTAGAAAACCTACGCCTAAAGATAAGCATTCAAAATACTCTAGTCCGACAATGATTATGATTGCGCGGTTAACTGTGGCTCCGGGACACAAGTTCGTACCAGATGATGATGGTCAAAAAAGGTTACTGAGTAAACAATTTAAAAACAAATTGACTGGAAAAAAAGAGCACATGCACTCGGATGCTAGGGCATGGGCTATTGAGTTCGGTACGGCTAGATGGAGAAAAGGCGAAGGGATGCCGTTTATTCGTCCTGCATTAGAAAGTAATGCGGTAAAGATAACGGATTCATTGGCTGATTCTTTAAAAAATGCTTTATTAAAATATAAATCTCGACACATGACAATAGGAAAATAAAACATGAATCAACTCGCAAATGCTTTTGGCTCTAAATTCATGGAGCATAAAGATGCTCTTAGAACAAGGACGTTTCAACTCGGTAAACATACTTTTAAGGTAAAAGTTCCGCTTACCGTGGAGATCGAAGCTATGTATGAACGGCTTAAAGAAGTCGATGAAACTATCGTGCAAAAGTATTATGAGGATTTGACTAAAGAGTTTCAGGATCGTGATAAATACAAAGATGATCCAGAAGTTAAATATCTTGAAAATGATATTTTGATAAAAGATAAGTCGTTAAGAGATACGGCTAAAAATAAGCTAATTACTGAAAATCGAATTACGGAGTTCGTGCGCTTGTTAGTGCCTGATAACAAAGATTTCGACATGAGTAAGGTGGCTTATAAAGATATTGAAGAATTATTCCCTTTTGCTATTCAGCTTGAATTGATCGAGCAGATAGCTAATTGCATCTCTCCTAACTATACGGCTAACAAGGGAAAATAGTCGGGTCAGTACGGAGACAAGTCAAGGCGTATTTAACTGCGCACGGTACTGACCCTGATTCTGTTGACGAAGGCGTTTTTATAGACATTTGCATTATGTATGCCGATGGTCTAATTGGGAATCGTGGCATTTTAGAAGTGCTAGGAACGCTGACGGCTGGACAGTTTAATAAAATGTTGCCAAGCGGAAAGGCTCCATATACACTAGGCGATATAATTCCACGAGCTTATGACTACATAAACCCTCCGCTAAGTGAGGAAGAAAAAAAAGAGCTTGTAAGCCAACGGTTATTAGCATTTGCGTTTATAAATCCGGACGCTCCAACACATTTTTTCGAGGGTAAGTAATGGCACAAATAATCGCTGGCTTAGGTGCTCAACTCGGTTTAGATACTACGGAATTCAAAAAAGGAATTTCGGAAGCTAAAAAATCTCTAAAAGAATTAGCAGAATATTTGCCTGAAGCATTGTCGGTGGCGGCTTTTGTAGAAATGACTCATGCCGCAATGGAGTTTTCAAATAAGATTGTTGAGACTGCAAAAGCTAACGATGTGGCTACGGCTTCAGTTTTAGAGTTGTCTAAGGCTTTGGAGGAAAACGGAGGTCATGCAGATGATACAAGTCGTGTCTATTCTGGATTTACTGCAAAGCTAGAGTCGGCTATTCAGGGTAATGCAAGGGCGCAAGATTCTTTTGCAAGGTTAGGAATAACACTTAATGATTTGCGTCATTTGTCGGAGCAAGATTTATTTGAGAAAACTATTAATTCGCTCGGAAACATGAAAGATGCGGCAGAGCGTAATGGGTTGGCTTTCCAAACTTTGGGTAAATCTATAAAAGGTGTCGATCTTACTGGTTTAGCAAAAACCATGGAAGAAAATAAAGGCACGATGGACAAGTATGCTGGTGCAGTAGAGCAGGCTCATGAGTTGAGCTTGAAGCTGGACGCTACAAGTAAAAATCTAACGCTGAATTTTACAAATGCTTTTATACCTACGTTAAATGCGTTGTACGACATATTTACAAAAAATACTGGGATGATGGAAAAGTTCTTTAACTTTTTAAAGACCGGTGCTCAAATTATTGGGGATTTTGTAAGTGCTTCATTAACTGCGCTTGAGCATTTTTGGAGTATTACAAAACTGTTAGCAAAAGATTTATATGCGTTATTCGACTATCGGAGTTATACGCAAGGGACTTTCTTCAAGCAGTTAACTGATAATTTAAACGACTTTACGTCTGAATGGTCTAAAGATTCGGATACGTATGTTGCGTCACTTCAAAAAATTGATGAAGCAAATAAAAGAGTAGGGACTAAGGGTCCAAATGGTGATGCGGAAAGAACAGTCGTAAATAGCTATGCAAAACAATTGTTAATGGCTGAGCAGTTGTCGGCTACGTATGAGGATCAATCAAGGTTAGCGTACGAAGAATTAAAGCAAAAAATGGCTGGTACTGAGCAAACTAAAAAAGAAAAAGAAGTTCAGGACGCTGTTAACAAAGTG